CCCAGAAGTTGCTGAGTCAGTGATGACGAAATCGTCGCTGGCAAACGAAGTGCTTGCCGTGGAGATGTCTTTTATTCGTTTATTTGCCATGGGAAATTTTAAGATTCAAAGATTATTATTTGATCATTGGACTCGTCCACAATGCCGTCAGCATTATCATCGACCATCAAGTATTCTACAGGTCCACTGGTCACTGTTGATGTTGTGGGAGTCAGGCCGAAACCTAAACCGAATCCAGTATTGTTCATACGTAGTAAGCTGTAATCCTGCCAGAGACGACGACAATTTGTGTCGCTGAACAGCATCGAAATGTTTGGCCTGTCGCTAAGGGTATGTTCGCCTTATCCCCAGTCATGTTCGCAGATGTCAGCGTGATGACACTGGCAGCATGAGGTTCAATCCATGAGTAATTTCCATTCAATGTACCAGGACCATTTTGGTGGTCTGATTTGCTTGATCCAAGGTGCCCATCGTCCCCGATTCGGGCAGTGCGGTAATTCCCGGTAGAATCCTTTCCGCTAATTAATGTCGCTCCAGCCATATGTGTATTTTAGTAGGTTTGGACTGACAACCTGGTTGTCTGCCCCTGTTGTGTGTGTAGTTTTAAAAGTTCGTGATCCAGGGCACCCCTGGCATCAGATTCCGCTACCCTTGCACGATCCAGTTCTCCGTTGTGTCGGAGGTAATCGGCGTACGATCCTCTGATCAGATAGTCAGAAAAAATTGAAGGAACGGAAACCAGGTCCCAGTATCCAGGTTGAGTGAGGGGACTGTTGTCCGCCCCTGATGGTACTGCCTGGTTAGCAATGTAAAAGTTCCCGTGAGTGTTATCAAAAACGTGATCGTTCTCGTTATATGATCGAGTCTGGTTGTAGAGATCCCCAGCAAACTCAGGGGCCACTTTTCGAAACAGGACGTAAACCTCCTGATTGGATATGTCGATCTGGATCCCGTTTTCGCTTAAGTAAAATGATAGTCCCTGAACGTCCAGGTTTGATTTCGGTGATTTGTTCCAGACGGTGAAAACTTCACCGATGGGTGTCTTCCCTGTCTGAGTAAGGGAGATGTAATTTCCCTCGTCTCCTCCTGTTTGAGTCACCGTTCGTTTTTCGGTTGCACAAACTTCAGGCCACTTCGCTGCCTCCCAACCGAATCGGATTCGCCTGGACACAAGGTCCCGGATCAATCTCCATTCGGTTGTGGGTAAATTATCTTTATCGATTCCAGCCAGGTTACATACCTGGTGGAGTATTGATTTAAAGTTGAGAGGACTATGAGCCATAACCAACCTGGATCTTCCCCGAGCCTTGGTTTTTGACCTTGAGTTCAGGATTATTCTTGGCCATGTATTTTCTAAATTCTGGATCCTTCCAGATCTGACTTCCCTCTTTTTTGATCCACTCCTGGTGGACGGTCGCGTCGACCTCCATCACTGCCTGACCCAGGCCTTCCACGGATTTTCTTCCCTGACTTTGCTGGGCAATTTCTCGTTGCCGTTTTACTGCCTGGGCGTTTCGTTCCTCGTAACTTCCCTCGTATTGTTTTGCGAGGTGTTCCCGGTATTGATCAGTGATGTCTGCCATAAAATTGTGCCCCCAAAGGGGGACAGTTGCCTGCCCCCCAGGAGGTGTGTGCGTTGCGTTTTTACCCGTTGCGAAGGTAAAAATTTTAGTTCAAGGACTCGGAGAACTGTGCCAAACCAAGTGGGTTCGTTACCTGCAAGGCTGCACGTGCTTCGATCATTATTCGTTCACCACCACCACGGTCCTCAAAGGATTCGACAGTTGGTGATTTGCTCATGCGGATCGAGATCTTGTCCATGTCAAGCAGGTATGCTCGACCACTTTCTTGAGCAGCATCTGACGGATTTGCTTTTCGCCCAATAAAATGGGACGGGCAAATTTCAATTGACCCGAAATCTCCTTCGAAAATCGTGGTGCTGTTGACTACGGTTTTTGAGGATGCGTCCTGGTTGAAGTTCCTGGAACTGTAACCTGCCCCGGCGATTGTCCTGGTGAAATCGGTGAATGCTCGTCGCATCGTTCCGTCACAAAACAGTTTGTAATCTCCGCTCATTCCAGTCGCATTCCAGATGGCTTGGAGAAGTGTCTGTATGTTGGACTCTGTCAGAGATCCTGCAGCAGTATCGATGATCTGTCCTGCAGCCGGTCGGAATGCAGCATCAACTTCGTGACCCGATGCCTGGCCTGCTGTCGATCCAAACCCGGCGGAGTTAATATGTGCCGTATCGCGGATCCATACACCAAGTCCACGTGTCAGGTATGGAAGAGTTCCATTGTCAATCTGGAGTTCCTGGTCAGAGAGGAATGTTGATTCCAGATCCCTTAACAGTTCGACTCCTTTGACGCTGACCGCATTGGCTTTCTCGCTTGCGACACCAGCAACATTGCTGACATCGTTCGCCAGGCGTGAGATCATTGCTGCTCGACGGAATGTCTGCAGGTAAGTGTGAAGCAGTTTGCGGTTTGCAGCAGGGTTTTCATAACTGCCTCCGCCGGTCTCCGCTATGTCTACACCGTCCGTGATTCCACCGATCTGAGGGGCCGTGTATGCATCAACTGGATAGTCAAGCCTGGTGTTGTGTGGGGTAGGTCCACGGGATGCCATGGACATGAAGGGTGTCGCCTTCTCATCCACTCTCGTTAATAAATCTAAAAGGTCCTCGCGTTTTGCAACCTGTTGTCGTTCTAGTAATTGTGCCATTTTATGTCTTGATAATTGCCGCTTTTATAAAGTCTTTAAGCCCATCCTTGGACCCGGTTTCCATGACACGTTTTTTGGCATTCAGAATTGCGTTTTCCTGCCCGGACAACTGATTCCTCTGAGAGGATGGTCGTCCTGGTTGTGGGGTCGGATCCAGTGCCATACCGGTGGTCTTTGCCTTTGACGACTGTTCCTGTTCCACATAGTACCCAACCAAAGTTCGGGCCAAGTGGAGGTCAACGTCTGGCATTGCCTTCAATGCAGGGTATTCCTGCTTGGCTTGATCGACCCATGCACGTGCAGGGTTTTTGGGATCCTTGAGCCAGGGATATTTCCCGGAAGCAAACTCAAAGCTTTTGGCTTGCCTCTGAATTTCTTTCCGCCTTTTGGGGATGTCTTGTTCCCGGGAAAACTCAGCGTTTAAACTAAGATCCTCCAACCAGGCTTCGACATCGTCAGGTAGTTCCTGACCGGTTCGATTTTCTATCTCTTTCTCAACGGCATCTGGATCTCGCCGGTATCTGGACAAAGATCTCTTTGCCCATCTCTCAGCTTCAGATGCCTGATCCTCAAGTTTCTCCAGGTCGTCGAACGTATCGGCACCCTGGATCAAGTCTGATATTCCACCACCTGCCCCTGGTTCACTTTTGGGTGCAGACTTTTGCAGTTCGAACTGCTTTTCCCGCATTTCATCGATCTCTCTTTGGAGTTCGCTTTTCTGCCAGGTTAGTTTGTCTACACGCTTTCGCCAGGAGTGGTCGTTTGTCGTGTCACCTCCCGTGTCTGCTTCCTCGGTTTCCGGTGGCGACATGTTGTCACCAGGAACCGTTTCGGCCTGGGTGGGTGTTTCGGTTTCGGTTGCTTCCGGTTGATCAAGGTTTGCCTCGATAGCTTCTCGGAC